ACTTAATGAAGGAGCTTACTTTGCTGCTGATAATGTTGGTGTAGCTGGTGTCGGAATTCAAGTTACTCGTGCAATGGATTCAGAAGACTTTGCAGGAACAGCACTTCAAGCCGCTGCAAAATATGGTAAATACTTGCCAGATAAGAATAAAAAAGCAATTCTTAAAGCCAAAATAACAAAGTAATTGCCCCTACGAGTGTAACGTTAAATAAAACAACGTTATCACTTGTAGTTGGGGCAAACGAAACATTGACAGCTACTGTTTTACCAGAAAATGCAGATGATAAAACAGTAACCTTTACTTCAAGCGAACCAACAATTGCTACGGTAACACCGAAACAAGGGAATATAGTTGGTAAAGCTGAAGGTAAAACGAAAATTACTGCAACAACAGTTAACGGATCAACTGTTACATGCGATGTTACAGTAACTGCTGCAACTGCTGTATAATTCTGATAAAAGGAGTTGCTTATGGCTATCACTGATGATATAAAAAAGCTTTTGGGCGGTTCATCGGATGAGCGCTTGGAAGTAATCGAAAAACGCACTCGTGAACGTCTATTGCTTATTCTTGGTTCTGACATTGAAGAAGTACCGCCAGAACTAGAATATGTTGTTTTGGACGTTTCCTTGAAGCGTTTTAATCGTATCGGTCAAGAAGGCATGCAGTCCTACTCACAAGAAGGATTAAGCATGACTTTTTCAGAATCTGATTTTGATGAGTATGCCGATGAAATTGAATCATGGCGAAAATCAAAAGAAACTGAGGGCGATAAGAAGATTGGGAGGTTCAGATTGTATTGAGATATTTAGATGAAGTTACTTTTGNGAGAACTGTTTTTAGTGCAAATATCACTGATATTGGAACTGACAGAAGTGCAAAAGTTTTTGGAGATATTAAACAAGGGGCAAAAGTCATGCGAATGATGCCCCTTTTTAATATGCCAGAATATGATTACATTGAGTTTGATAATAAAAAGTGGGCTTTATTGACTTACCGCAATCCAAGTGAGCGAAACACTTTTATTTTGCAGGAGGTAAGTCAATGAAATCTAGCTTATCCATAAAAGGGATTGACCAGCTTGTAAAGCATTTGGATAAAGCAGCTTCTTTAAAGGATGTTCAACAAGTTGTAAAGTCTAACACGTCAAATATGACAGCGAATATGCAGAAACTTGTTCCAGTTGACACCGGATATATGAAGCGATCCATAAAAATGGAGTTGACAGAAGGTGGATTCAGCGGACAAGCTGGGCCACACACAGATTATTCCGCATACGTTGAATATGGAACTCGTTTTCAATCTGCTCAACCTTTTGTAAAACCAGCTTATAATGTGCAAAAAGGCGTATTCATTAAAGATTTAGAAAGGTTACTCAAATGATTAAAACTCGAGACCAATCTATTTTTGACGAATTGTTCAAACGAATACAAGCTTTGGGGTATACCGTTTATGATTATAAGCAAATGAATGAAGTGGGCTATCCATTTGTTGAAATGGAGAATACTCAAACCATTCATGAACCAAATAAAACGGATATTAAAGGCACAGTTAGTCTTTCATTATCTGTTTGGGGCTTACAGAAGAAGCGCAAGGAAGTGTCTGACATGGCAAGCAATATATTTAATCAAGCATTGAATATAAGTGCCACAGAGGGCTATTCTTGGGCTTTGAATTTACAAGCAAGCACCATTCAAATGCTGGACGATACAACAACACATACACCGCTCAAGAGAGCGTTGATTAACTTAGAATTTAGACTAAGATAGGAGATTTAATATGGCAGAATTAACAGCCAAACAGGGTAAAGATATCATCTTGCTCTATCGTTTGCTTAGTAAAGCAACAAAAGAAGCCGCTTGGAAACTTGCTTTCCAAACAGAACACTCGAATGAAAAAACTCGAGATTACAACACTATAGCTACCAAAGATGGGACAATAGGTTCTCTTGCAGCAATTGAATACAGTTTATCTGCCACATCTATTGCAGCAAATGGTGACCCACATCTTGGCGAAATGGATAAAGCTGAAAAAGGATCTGATGGAAAGTACAAAGCTAAATATCTTCGTGCTTATCTTACAGGTTTCTCTTATGAACCTAACTCAGAAGATGCGCTGGAACTAAGCATGGAATTCGGAGTGTTTGGTAAACCTCAAAAGGGCAATGCCACACTAACTGAAGAACAAGCTAATGTTGTTCAGTATGTCTTCAAAGATACTGTTGCGGGATAAAGCTGAAAATATTACTGGCTCTGCCTGGAGTACAGTTGTAGAAGTGACAATTTAAATACTATAAACAAAAGGCTAGAGATTCGCTCTAGTCTTTATTTTTTAAGGAGAAATCAAAATGGAATTAACAATTAATGGTAAACAAGTTCATTTTAAATTCGGAGTAAAGTTTGTACGTGAACTAGATAAAAATTTAGTAATTGAACAGAATGGCGTATCTTTTGGTCTGGCACTTGCTGTTAAAATCATCCCTGAACTAGAAATGGCTAACATTGCAACTTTGTCGAATGTTTTATTTTTAGGAAATCGAACAGAAACGCCTAAACTTTCTCAAGGGGATATTGATGATTTTATTGATGAATGCGAAGATATTGAAAAATTATTTGATGATGTTTTGAAAGAAATTACTGAAAGCAATACGGGAAAGTTAATCAAAGCAAAAATGACCAAATAGCCGAAAAGTTTGAAAGTTCGGAGGACACTTATGAGTCAATGATGATTAGATTCTTACGGTGTTTCGGCATCCAAGACTTATCTGTATTTGAACGCATGACAATTCGAGAATATTCAATCCGTTCAATCGCCTTTCAGTTGAGAACTTTGGACGAAGAAGAATTCATTTATGAACAAGCATGGGCCAATTGGCAAGTTCAAGCAACGAAACAACAAGGTAAAAAGCCACTTTATCCAACATTTAAAAAATTCTTTGACAAGAAAAAACTAGAAAATGAAATTTTAGGAATCGAAAGCCCAGAGAATAAGTTTAAAAAGGATAACAAATTAATTGACCTCATGAAAAAAGCAAATAACTAGGAAAGGAGGAAAATATGGAATCTTTTAGTGTTCAAGCCTATTTGAAGGCTACCGATAATAATTTTGTTAGTACATTTAAAGACGCTGCTAAACAAGTTCAAAACTTCCAAAATAACACTAATAGTACGATGTCTACAGTAGGGCAAGTTGCTACATCAACAGGTAAAACGTTGACTAAAGCAGTGACAGTTCCAATTATAGGAATTGGGGTTGCAGCCGCAAAAATAGGTGGTGATTTTGAATCTCAAATGAGCCGTGTTAAAGCTATTTCTGGTGCAACAGGTTCGTCTTTTGAGGAACTTAGACAACAAGCGATTGACTTAGGAGCAAAAACGGCATTTAGTGCAAAAGAATCAGCCACTGGCATGGAAAATTTAGCTTCTGCTGGTTTTAACACCAAAGAAATAATGGCAGCAATGCCGGGTCTTTTAGACTTAGCGGCTGTATCTGGTGGAGATGTTGCAATGGCATCTGAAAATGCTGCTACCGCTTTAAGAGGATTTAATCTTGATGCTAGTCAATCTGGCCATGTAGCTAATGTTTTTGCAAAAGCTGCCGCAAATACCAATGCAGAAGTTGGAGATATGGGAGAAGCGATGAAATATATCGCTCCTGTTGCTAATTCTATGGGTTTCTCAATTGAAGAAGTATCTGCAGCAATCGGTATAATGTCAGATGCAGGTATTAAAGGTTCTCAGGCTGGTACTTCACTTCGAGGAGCGCTTTCTAGGTTAGCAAAACCGACTGATGAAATGCAAGCAAAAATGGATGAACTTGGTCTATCATTTTATGATTCAGAAGGTAAAATGAAACCTTTGAAAGACCAAATTGGCATGTTAAAAGATGCCTTTAAAGGTTTAACGCCCGAGCAACAACAAAATGCTTTAGTCACACTATACGGACAAGAATCATTATCTGGAATGATGGCATTAATTGATAAAGGGCCAGATAAGCTAGGGAAACTAACTGAGTCTCTTAAAAATTCAGACGGTGCAGCTGACAAAATGGCTAAAACTATGCAGGATAATATGAACTCATCATTAGAACAAATGATGGGAGCGCTTGAGTCAGCTGCAATAGTTGTTCAAAAGATTTTATCTCCAGCAGTTAGGAAAGTTGCTGATTCAATTTCAGGATTAGTTGATAAATTTGTTTCTGCTCCTGAGCCTGTACAAAAAATGATAGTTACAATTGGACTGATAGTGGCTGCAATCGGACCTTTATTAGTAATATTTGGGCAAGCTGTTGTTACTCTACAAAGAGTAAAAGTCGGCTTTCTAGCCTTGCGTTCTGGACTTGCTCTAATAGGAGGAAGTTTTACTGCTATTTCTTTACCAGTTTTAGGAATAATCGCTGCCATAGCGGCTGTTATAGCTATAGGAATTTTAGTTTATAAAAATTGGGATAAAATTTCTAAATTCGGAAAAGAAGTATGGGCAAATGTGAAGAAATTTGCGTCCGATGCAGCCGAAGCAATCAAAGAAAAATGGGGAGACATTACTCAATGGTTCACTGATACCTGGAACAATATCAAAAATGGAGCCAAAGGACTTTGGGATGGAACAATCCAAGGTGCAAAAGATGCCGTTGATAGTGTTAAAAATGCTTGGAATGGCATCAAGGAGTGGTTCGCTAATCTTTGGAAAGGTACAACAAGCGGCTTAGCTAGTGCTTGGGACAGTGTAACAACTACCCTTGCACCATTTGTTGAGACAATCAAAACAATCTTTCAACCAATTCTTGATTTCTTTAGCGGATTATGGGGGCAAGTCCAAACTATCTTTGGTTCAGCTTGGGAGATTATTAAGACGGTTGTTATGGGGCCTGTTTTACTACTCATTGATTTAATCACTGGGGACTTTAACCAATTCAAAGAAGATTTTGCAATGCTCTGGCAAACATTATTTACTAATATACAAACATTAGTAACTACTTTTGTCCAAATTATCGTTGGTTTCTTCACCGCTTGGGGACAAACTGTTTCTAATATCTGGACGACAGTTGTAAATACAGTTCAAAGCCTTTGGGGAGCTTTCACAACATGGGTCGTTAATATGGCCAAGTCTATTGTTGACGGAATTGTTAATGGTTGGAATTCATTTAAGCAAGATACCGTTGATTTATGGAATGCTACCATTCAATGGGTCAAAGATACATGGGCTTCATTTAAACAGTGGGTCGTTGACTCTGCCAATGCTATTGTGAATGGAGTCAAACAAGGTTGGGAAAATCTCAAACAAGGCACAATTGACTTGTGGAACGGAATGATTAACGGACTCAAAGGAATTTGGGACGGTTTGAAACAAAGCGTTAGCAATCTGATTGATAATGTAAAAACGACATTTAACAATCTAAAAAATATAAACTTGCTAGATATTGGTAAAGCCATCATTGATGGACTTGTAAAAGGATTAAAACAAAAGTGGGAAGATGGGATGAAATTTATAAGTGGAATTGGAGATTGGATTCGGAAGCATAAAGGTCCAATTCGTGTCGACAGAAAACTTTTAATTCCCGCTGGTAATGCCATTATGAATGGTTTAAATTCTGGTTTAACTGGAGGTTTCCGTGATGTTCAATCCAATGTTTCAGGAATGGGCGACATGATTGCTAATGCAATTAATTCTGACTATTCTGTGGATATTGGGGCGAACGTTGCGGCAGCTAACCGCTCAATTAGTAGTCAAGTCTCTCATGATGTGAATCTTAACCAAGGAAAACAGCCGGCTTATGTAACCTTAAAACTCGGAAGCCAAGAATATAAGGCTTTTGTTGAAGATATTTCAGGAGTTCAAGGCTGGCAAAACGTCATGATGAATAAATTCTAGTCGGGAGGTAGAAATGTACAAGTTTAGAGATACGACAAAACAGAAGCATTATCGCAACCTTCCTTTTATTCCAACCAGCGCCATGAGTTATGATGGGACTTGGTTAGAAGAACTCATAGAAGGTTATCAGACTTTGACGGTTGAGGGGCGAGAAATGTATTCTCTCAGCTTTGAATCACAAGAAATGCAAGTGGGAGGAGTAATCACCAATGTGAAATATCCTCCTCGGGAGCTGACGATAAAATATAAGCTTGAGGATAGGGACCCTCGAGTATTACAAGAAAAGTTTGATACTTTAAAAGCATTCTTGATTCGTCAAGAAGATGTTCCCATTATTTTTAATGATGATCTGGAATATACTTTTTATGGCCGTTTCCAAACTGCTGATACTGTAGCGGGAGATACTAATTCAATTATTTCAAGTTTTACTGTACTTTGTAGTGATCCATTTAAACACGGAAAAATTCAAATTGTAAAAAATAAAGTCATTGAAGTTTTGCCCTATCCAGTTAAACCAGATAGGTTGTCATTTAAATTACTGACAGGGGGATTACTTGCGACTGATGGAAATTATCGCTTGAAATCATCACAGGCTAAAAAAGGCGACCTATTGGAATTTGATTTTCAATCTGGCAATACTTTTATTAATGGAAAAGTAAATAACAACCTCTTAGACCTTGACTCTGATTTTAAAAA